CAGGTCTTAAATGTTTGAGTTACATTTGCCTTTCTTGTAGGATCATACTGAATAGAAGTCATTTCAAACGATATTCTGGGTAGAGTAATCTGAATTGCCTTATTCAATTCGGATTGCTGCTCAATCCTGGCAAGAAACTTTTGCATAGGTCCATATCCAAGAGGAACCTTCATCTGACTGATTCCTACATCAGATGAATTTTTATGCTCTATGTAAATGTCATTAAAAAGAGTTCCAAATGCAGTAACAGTCTTTCTAATAATTTGATGGTAAAAATAGGTTCCTAACGTTTTTCTATACCCGTTTATTCAATCATTACCGTATTATGTATTTATAGTATCAATAAGAACCAAATGGGTTGGATTCGGAAAAATCTAAAATAGATTCTGCTTCAGTCTGAATCTGTAAATTATCACCATACTTATCATATGGATTCCAATTACTATAAGTATTTACCGAATATTGAGCATTAGAAATTGATCCGGTAATTGTTTCTCCTGGGAAAAATCCATTAGGTGTTACGTTATTGACAAAAGAAACCTTAAGAATTTTAGTGTCAAAATCCCAATATTTGACTCTTGCAGTTGTTCCTGACCTAGACCCGGTTACAATCTCATTAAACAAATAAGTTCCAATTCCAGTTAGAATTGGCGGTCCATCAATAACAACTTGAGGGGCAATGGTGTATCCTACTCCAGGATTTGTAAGACTTATTGAAGATACAGTCTGGGAAGTTCCGACTACTGATGATATTGCAGTTGCTGTTACTCCAGAACCAATACTTCCTATAATATTTACATGTGGTGCCGTTGAATACCCAACACCATTATCAGTAAGATTTATAAAAATGACGCCAGACTGTGAGGTTTCAATTCCACATGTGGCGGCAGCACCAGTTCCATTACCAATAATTGAAATATTTGGGGCAACAGTATATCCAGTACCAGCATTCGTCAATACTATTTGTTTTATAGCATAAAATCCGGATTTAAATTCTGTAATTGCTTTTGCTGATGCATTTGTTCCACCAAGAGGTGCGGAAGATATGCCTATAGTTGGGGGGGAAGTATATCCATATCCATCATTATTCAAGGTTATTTGTCTAATATAACCAGTCCCAATTGTTGATAATGCTGTTGCAGTTCTTCCAATCCCAATTAAACTTAGTGTTGTTATATATCCTTCTTCCTGAATTTGAGTATCAATTTCCTCAATAGTTGTATCAATAACTTCATCCTCGTACTCAAACAATTCACATTTTAATTCATAGACATATAATTTGCCTAGTTGATAAAATGGTTGTTCGTGCTCTACAAACTTAACTTCAAATAATCTTTGACCTAGTGGAAAATATACTAAATCTCCTTCTCTAGGTCTTGATGCTAAAACAATTTCTTCATCACTTTCTGTTTCTAAAAAGGGAGAAATGAAATCCTCAAATCTTTCTTTGGAAATGATTAAACTCAAATCATCTTTCAGGGACATTCCAAATTTAGTAAGAATATCTCCCTGCCCACTATATCCATCATAATTGTTTACATATGCTTCTAGAGCAAAATTATCATCGAATTTTGACGATGAAATTTCTCTTAAAATAGTTTCCCTTCTTACAAATTTTCTGGGAATATAAATTACTTCTATGCCATAAATCCTCAACTGTTCGTTGATTAACTCTTGAACGAGTCTTTGTTCATTTGGTGAACCTTGAAGAAAGAAAGGATTTAGTGCCATTATTATCCAATAAAGTCGTAAGGTGGTAATTCATAATCAAGAGCCATTCTTTGTTTTATATCCGCCAATTCTCTCTCTGCATCTTCATATAATTCCCTACCATTCAATTCAATTCCTCCAGGCAACTTGACTCCTCTAAATTTAATTAAATTTTGACCCCACTGCCTCTTCATAGTGGCGGTTAAATATTTTTTTAAGAAACTATCGTTATAAACATTAGTAAAGGTGTTTGGATCTAAAATTCTATAGCAATCAATTACTAAAAAATTACCTACTTGCTGCGCTCTCCAATCAATATCCAAATACATTCTATTTTGTCTTTTATTAAATCTAATTTGCTTATCCGTAGTTAATAGAAAATCAATATCTTCAAGATAAGTTTTAACCATAGAATATTGTAATAAATCAACAGAGTTAAAATAATATAAATCATTCAAAAATAACTGATATTTAATGCTGAACATTCCACCGGAAATAGAACTGGTGTCAAACTTAAATACTTTTTCTATTCCAATTACGGAATCTGGTACTTGAATGAAATTTGATGTTTCGTAAAAATTAGAGGTTATAGTTCCTAATCCACTTACATTTGTCGATGTTCCCGTGGTTGTAACTACTCCAACACCACCTGTTACCGCAGAACCCCTATTAATATCTTCTTGTGTCAATTGATATTTTAAATACATTCTTTCTACGCCATCAAAGTGCCTCTCCTGGAAGTACTGTAGGGCATCATCGACTAAATCATCTATTTGGTCATCGGCAAGGTTAATCTCCAATACAGGAGCACCTAGGCGTCTTAGACAATAATCTATGAGTCCTTGTCTGCTTGTTGGTTTAGACACTAATAGGTTCCTCCATCTATAACTCCAGACCAGGTTGGAACACCCGAATCGTCGGTTGTAAGTATATAGTTAGTTTTCGATATTGCCGCCGCAGTTGTGCCAGTAGAAACTAATTGGTCATTCGGATCAAAATATGCAACACCATAAGGTTGCCCTGGCGGATAATAAAATGACTGCCCTACGGTAAGAATTCCGGTAATATTTGCATTACGAGCAGTAAATTCATCAAATACTAAATCATCACTAATATAAAGATCACCATCAATGTAAACATCATTTTTAAAGGTTGCAATACCTATAAATGTAGATACTCCACTAACATTAAGAGATGTAACTGATGCTATTCCACCAATTACATTTGTTGCGATATCGGCAAAATTCGCAAAATTTGATCCACCACTAATAGATGAAATTACCTTGACTGAATTTTGTTGCCCGACTCTAACTTTAATATCAGACATTAACGAGTAACTCCTTCTCTTACAAGAACCATCCCTTCAATTACTCTTGTTTTAACAGAATTTATAGTAATAACTACATCATATACATATCTCCCAGGTTTTAAATCTACTGTTTGACTGGAAGTTAAAGAGATAGAAATTTTTCCCAATGTTCTTGGTGATAAAATACCGGAAGTGAAGGTGGTAAATGTTGAACTGCCAGAATACTTTCTCATCTGTGCTGATACCGTATATCCAGTTAAATCCAGCGCAGAATCAGTGTCATTAGATTCTAATGTAAAAGTTTGAGAAAAATCTGTACCTGAATTGACTACAAGGTTATTAACATATACAGATGCCATTTATTCCAATATATCTACTTTCTATTTATATTTAATTGCACCAAGAGAAGAAATAGTTTCTTGTTGCTTTAAGTATAATTTACAATAAAGTTTCGAAAAATTTTTTAATTCATCAAAACTCAATTCATCTATAAATCTAGAATGTTTTTCATATTCGAATAATTTATCGATAGTTTTCAATTCAATATCATTTGGATCCATTTAGCAATTCTCTCAATAAAGATTTAATTTCGTCAATATCTTGTTTAATCATATCCAATTCTTTTTTTTGAGATTCCCTATTATTAACTATATTGAGATATTGATTATATGCTGCAGAATCGCAATTAACGATAGCGCCGCTATTTTCATCTCTATAAAGATTCGTATGCCCCTTTACTCTAATCATCTTACGGCAATCGTTCTAAGTTCTTTGATTCTTGGTGGATATGCCTGATTAGTTCCGGACATTACGATTTTAATGACATATCCAGTAAATAATCCAAGATTATCTGCAGTAAATTCATATTCTTTAAATTCATTATCTAAACTGGAACTTACAAAAGAATCGGGTTTTCCATTATTTAGAGAAGGATCAACTACTGAAAGTCCTGATGCCGTAGATATAAGATTATCATAACCTGGGAATAATTCAAATGATTGTTCAACTTCAGAAGAATCTGGTCTAAACAAACTATATAAAACTCTAAAATCAGCAGATTCGTGGCGATATGCAGATAAAATAACTTTAAGAGAAGTTGCCGGATTTACTAGATTCACAGATCTTGAAACATATACTGCAGCGTGTGGATCATCTAATATGGAATTAGATCTTCCATCTAATGCATAATCAGAAACAGGACTGTTTAAACGACTGGAAATAAACTCAGTAAATGCAGTATCTAAGAATATTATAGGTGATAAATTAGAATCAGTTGTACTTAAGGTTATTCCTGTGGTAAATGATTTATTTCTTTGATTTGGTAAATTACTAAGATACTCGGTTTCATTTTCTTTAGAACATACAAGTCTCACACTTCTCAGAGTATTCAATGCATTCAACTGAACTGGTTCAATTCCATTATCCAAGAATGAAGTCTCAGATCCACTTACACTTGTTCCGGAAACCGATCTAATGAAAGCAGAAACCGATGTGGAAGATCCTGGAGTAATGAGATCATATGTTGGTACTATAGAACTATAAAGAATATTTTCACTTGCTAGAACTTTAGAACCTCCTAATGTTGATTCTGAAGTAAATTGCAGTTGTGGCATTCCTGCAGGGGATCCATCAGCACTTCTATTTACTCCATTTGCAGATCTATCAATTTCCAAATAATATCCAT